CCCCTATCCCATATGGGATAGGGGTATAATCAGGAGGAATAATTCTATTTATCGTCAGGACCTACATATTCTTCAGGAGAGAACCATGTAGGTACTTTTGTATGAACTTTAAATGTATCGTGAGCAGGAGTCCAAGTTTTACCATTATTATATTGCTCTTTCCCATTAACGATTTCACGTTTAGGGAATTTACGATAGCACGCTTCTTTATGTACTTTGGAGATAGCAACGTTAGAACGTTCTCTACCACCGAATGCTAATTTACGACCAGATTCTAAGTATGTATTAACAAACTCTTTAGAGAATTCAATCATATTTTCTGCTTCAGAACGTTTGAATTCATGACGAGCCATAAGATGATTAGCTTCAGCCATAGACATCTTTGTTACACCAGCCATAACACTAGCACAAGTATTACGAATAATTTCAGATGGACAAATAAAAGATACTTCACCGCTGCTGTTGTAAGTAGCTACTTTGTAATTAGTATCATTGAGCATAGCTCTCATAACACGAAGTTCATCTTTCTTTGAAGATGTAGTTGTTTTAGCATTTTGTAATTGAGAAATGATTTCTTGTACTGTTTCCATTTATAATATCCTACCTTTATATAAAAACTACCAAGTTTGGTTCTTGTCTGGTTTTCCATCTTCATCAAGAAGAGTAATAATTCGAACCAATTTTTGTTTCCTATTTTGAGCATTTAAAAGATATTCTCTGAACTCCTCTCGATTATATCCTTTAACAATCTCAAGAAACTGTTCTTTATCCAAATTTATTCCTCTCTTTCTTCTTAAACATGACCGTTTTGGTCATTATAATTACTATAAAGTTTAGATCATAATAAATAATAATATATTTACGGCAACAATTAGTTAATTTTAATCACACGAAAGGAGAATTCTGATGCAAAATATAGATAATATCAGACCTTTTAAAATCAGGACTGATAAACTCCTATATCCTATAAATAAAGACGATAAGTACAAAAACAGTGCTATATATTTAGTCACAGGTAGTTTTGAGAAGTCGCTTAAATTTTTAGCAAAAAATAAAATATTTGTTAATAATGCTCACTTCGTTAGCTACTATATGGAAAAAGACTTCAGTTTTGTTATTCAAGAACAAGGTATGACTGAAGAAGGGAATATGATTCCTCTATTAGAATCCAGTAATAATGAAGATGATGTTTTATTTAATGATAAATTTATCAAAACCAATGATGTAAAATTATTCTATCCTGATGCGGTAGAAGATATAATCTTCAGAGAAGACTATGGTATTAAACAAAACTATTCTACCATGTTTAGACGTTTCTTATACACTGAACGTATTAAGAACCAAAAAGAACTTCTAGCTAAATATGATAGAGCTAAATCTGTAGTTAATTGGATTACAAAAACATACTTAAACATCGAACTCTATAGACAAAAGAATGTTATTGTTGACTGGAGTTATTATACTAGCGTATTCCAAAAGAATAACTTCTATACTTTAGACCGTGGTGTTGATTTATATCATCATTTTATTACACATCTATTACAAGATAAACGATTTGATACTTATACTCGTAAGACTGTAATTATCAAATTAGAAGATATCTTTGAAAATGCAGCTGATGTAAAAGGTAAGTGGGATTATAGACAAGATATCAATATCTTCTCTATGATTGAACGATATGTACGTCGTAAGATTGAATTCTGGCAAGATTGGGAAGGAATAGACTTCTTGATAGTAGCAGATAAAGGATACTTTAAAGTAGACTTTACTGATATGGATATGTCTAAACTTACCATATTAAAAAGATTGATTAATAAACTATTGAATCTTTCTTCTGATATTTATGAAGCTCCAGTTCAAACTAATTATCTAAACGATGTTGATATCGACAAAGATAATACCAATACAGAATACATTACTACTCCTCCATCTATTGAAGATGATAAAGAGGAAGAAAAAGAAGATGCTCGGGATGATAAACAAGATGCAGAAGATTTAGAAAAGATTAAATCTTATGTATCTAAAGTAAGTAACTCTACTTCCATGAAGTTTAATCAACCCGATATTTCTCCATCTCGTATTAAACGTATGGATGAATTAGATGAAAAATTCAGAAGTGCTGAAGTTGATGGTCGTAAAGTATCTGAAGTTGTAGATAGTTATTATGAATCTGATAAGAAGTTAACTAAAGACACTATCCCAGTTGACTCTCTTAATGATGAATGGAAGAATGTAACCTTCACTAATTTCGATAAAGAGTATGATTTAAATAAAGACGTAATCAAAATCTTTAACGATATCTTCTCTGCTGATAAAAAGAACCGTGTATCTATTATCGATTTGAAGAAAGAAGATACTTCTAACCATGAAAACTATTTAGATACTTATACCATTCAAACTGAAGATAGATTTGGTACTAGATCTAAACTAGTAATCGATATTCCTAAGTTTATTGATGGTCGTTATATGATGCTTCGTGGTAATACTAAAATTCTTAATGGTCAATTAGTATTAATGCCTATCATCAAGACAGAAGAAGATGTAGTTCAAATTGTAACCAACTACAATAAAATCTTCATCTATCGTATGAATCCATCTAATGGTACTAAGAGTACTCCAATGGTAGATAGATTGACTAAATCACTTAAGAATTATAAGGGTTCTACAATTACGGTTCTCAATGGTGATAATAGTTTCATCTGCTCTAAATATGATTTACCAATTGAATACAGAGACTTAGCTGGTTTGTATACTAGTTATACTCTTAAAGATGGTTCTTATATTACATTCGATATGGATATTGCTCTTAGAGATTTAAAACCTAAATTAAAAGGTGATAAAAATTATAATAGTAAGATTCATTATATTATCGGTTATGATAAACCAGCTAATAAAGTTATTTATTGCACTGGTAATGAAGTAGCTAAAACTATTGCTAATTTCTTATCTGAAAAAGATAAAGCATTTGGTGAAATCTTTAATTCTTCCAAAGCATCTAACTCTTTAGGTTATTCTGATGCTTCTATATTGAATACTAGACTTCCTTTGATTGTTGTAGCTTGCTTTGCTGAAGGTTTAACTTCTGTATTATCTAAAGCTAAAATCAAATGGGAATTCACAGAGAAACGTCCTGAAAATACAGATGACAACTCTGTGGTTAAATTCAAAGATGGTTACTTGGTATATGAAAATACAACTCCTGAAGTTTCTCTTCTTATGAGCGGTTTATATAAAGTAGCTACAGATGAATTTGAATTTAATGAAATGGATGAATATAGTACTTGGTTAGATATATTAGAAGACTTCGGTGCTAGATTCAAAGCCGATGGTTTAGCTAACTTCTATGATTGTTTATTCGATCCAATCACTGTAGATATTTGTAAGAAATACAAATTACCATATGACTACGTTGGTGCTTTAATTTATGCTAATAATCTATTAGCTGATACTAATTATAACACCCATACAGATATTACTGGTAACCGTGTACGTACAAATGAATTAGTTGCAGCATATTTATATAAAACTATCTCTAAAGCTTATGGTGATTATGCTAATACTGTTCGTCATAGAGGTAAAGGTGCTAAGTTATCTATTAAACAATCTGCTGTAGTAGATGAAATTCTATTAGACCCAGGTTGTTCTGACTTATCTGTATTAAATCCTTTACTTGAAGCTGAAGCTTCTTCTACTTTATCATTTAAAGGTCTATCTGGTATGAACTCCGAACGTTCTTACAAATTAGACAAACGTATTTATGATAAATCTATGCTTGGTGTTATTGGTGTATCTACTGGTTTCTCTGCTAATACTGGTATTAATCGACAAAGTTCTATTAATGCTTCTGTATTAGATACTCGTGGTACTATCAAACCTAAATCTGAAAAAGAATTAGGCACTCTTGATACTCTTACCCCTTATGAAGCTTTAGCACCATATGCTACAACACATGATGACCCAATTCGTACAGCAATGGGTTATATCCAAACAGCTAAGCATCAAATGAGAGTTAAAGAATCTTCTCCTAACTTATTGACTTATGGTATGGATGAAGCTTTACCTTATATGACTTCTAATATATTCTCTCATAAATTCAAAGGTAAGAGAGGTAAAGTATTAGATGTAAAAGAAGGAGAATTCTTAGTATATAAAGATCTTGATACTAAACAAGTTCATATGCTTTCTTTGAAAGATGAAGTACTTAAGAACTCTGATGGTGGTTTCTATGTAACCGTTCAATTAGTCCCTAAGGTCAAGAAAGGTCAATCACTTAAGTATAATGATATCTTAGCTTATGACCCTCAATCTTTCTCTAAATCTAATGCTACTACTAAAGATGCAGATCAAATTGCTTATAATATTGGTACATTAGCTAAAGTAGCTATCATGTGTACAGATGAAGCATATGAAGATAGTTCTATTATCTCTGATAGATTATCTGAAGCTATGACTAGTTACTACTGCGTTCAAAAAGCTAAGTCATTCAAAGCAAATACAAACGTTTACAATATCGTACAACCTGGACAAAAAATAAAAGAAGGGGATTCTCTTATTGTATTCCAAAATGCTTTTGATGATGATAATGCTAATAAACTCTTAGCTAAGTTAGCTGATGATGATACAGAATTGATTAATGATTTTGGTCGTATCAAAATAGCTTCTAAGATATCTGGTGTGGTACAAGACGTTAAGATTTATCGTACTTGTGAAATATCAGACTTGTCTCCTTCTCTTAAGAAGATAGTAACTGACTATGAAAAAGGTATCAAGGAACGTAATAAAATAGCTAAAGAATATGGAGTTAGTGAAGGTGAAATTAAAGCCACATCTGAACCTGACTACAAGCTAGAACAAAATGGTAAGCTCAAAGCTACCGAAAATGGCGTTTTGATCGAGTTCTATCTTAAAGCTGAAGATAAAATGGGTGTGGGTGATAAACTCACTTATAATACTGCAATTAAAGGCGTAATCAAGGATTTATTCCCTAAAGGCGATGAACCTACTAGTGAATATAGACCTGATGAAAAGATTGATGCTTTATTAGCAACTGCCTCTGTAACTGCTCGTATGACATCTTCAGTTATCTCTAGTGGTATTATGAATAAAATCATGATAGAAACAGCTAGACAATGTAAAGATATACTTGGTATCAAATGGGATTACTTAGGTAAAAACAAAAAATAAACGAAAGAATATGGAGTACCCAATATTGGGTACTCCTATATCTTTTCAAAAAAATAAAAGCTAGATAATATGAATATACTCTTCAAGTAGATACTCATTTTGGCACTCCGTTCAACAGGAAATGATTCTTTTGAATACCAACAATAACTATTCCGTACAAGAAACATATAATGGATTGTTATTCTATATGAGTATAATAATAATAAATTATTACGAGGAAAAACTTGAAGAGTATATTCATACCATCTAACGATGGTATTCGAAATTTAAGTTACATGATTAACCACCACAAATAAGTTTAGGGAGTGTATTTGTGTTTGTTTATTTTAGGGAATTTTGCATATTTAACAGGGAGAGTTAAATATACCTTGTGATAAGAATAAGAATTTTCTGTGAGAGAAGTCAGTTAGTTATTTCGGGGAGAGTAGTCTGAAATAACTATTTTGAAAAAATTATTATCTTTAAACAAAGGATTGTATTATTTGTGTTTAATATTGGGGTTTCTAAATTCAAGACGGAAGTATGGGAATGTCTTGAATAATATGAGTGTTAGATGTTTCCTTCTTATCAGTGGTGGTTAATCATATAACTTAATTAAAATAATAAATGATAGAGAGATAAAAGATTATTATAGTCATTTGCGTGAATTTTATTTATCTTAAAAGGAGTTTATGAAATAAAATGAAAAATATTCTATCTCTCTATCATATGAATATTATACAACTCAAATATTTTTTAATCGTTCGAAAATTGAGCAATATTATCTCGAGTTGCTTTAGGGATATTCAAATAATCCCCTGTTTTAGAATTGATATCTACGGATTCTTTAATCATACCTTTAGAGCCGTAATATGCCATTGTGTAATCGTTAGCACATTTGGCAATCTCATTTAAGTATTCTTTTTCATTTAAGAGTACTTGTGTTAAGAATTGATTAATTTCTTTCTTGAAGTTTGGATTACCGAAGAATTCAATCTTTTTCTTTTTCATTTTTGTTCTTAGGAAAATGAATCCTTTATCATAAACTCGTAAACTAATAATCATGGGTATCAAACCTCCTATTTAATAATACTGATATCGAAATTACTCAAAATACCTTCGATACCTAAGTCTCTTCTAATTGTCATTACATATCCAGTTTCACTATGTTCATCATAGGTTTGATCTATGAAATTAAAGCCGAATACTTTTTCAGCTTGGAAACAATCATAATCAATAAATATTTCTGGATACTTTTCTTCGATATATTTTCTACATTTAGCAACGGCGTCAACCATATTCTCTGCTTCAATAGTAAATTCTATATCTCCTTTGACTCTGTCTTTAACTAAATATTTATTCATAGTCTCCACCTTTAATAAATATTAGAATTCGCTACTAAATCCTTCTGTAGGAATAATAGGTTTCATTTCAATATTCACTTTACCATCTTTATCAGTAAAGGATAAAATACGACCACCTGTTGTATAGAACTTATATTTACCAATTCTTTTAATAAGTTCACTGCGGTCTACTTTGACTAATTCGTCACGTAATTTAGCTAGAGTTTCTGGAACGGAATATTCGATAGCACCACCAGAACTTTCTACTTTAACTTTGTAGATAGATCCTAACCATTTATATTTATCTACTACTGCTTTGATTGTAGAATAAATATCAACTGGTATATATTTACCACCGAATACAGAATCTAAATTAAACATACCCATTACTCTATCAATATTATAATTGAAGATATATTGGGATAATTCGTTTGGTTGTTTTTGTGTAACCATAGCATGTTTAAGTTCAGCCATGATACGAATAACCTTTTTAGTGATTTCTAAAAGATTAGTTTCAGAAGTTAAATCTTCCATAGTTCCATCTGGATAGATAATAATGTCTTTATCAAATTCATCAAACTTTTCAGACATAACTTCCATAGAATAAGTGAAATACATATCATCTGGATTATCACTGATTCTATTCATTAATACCTCACAGGGGGTGAGGATATTGTAGACTTTCTTTTCTTCTTGAAGTCTAATTTTATTAGCGTAGATTGTATTAGTAATATGATACACTACAGCGGTTGTGTCTTCCATTTAGATAAATCCTCCATAAAATTATAAGTATATTGCCGTTTAGCTTTCTTTTTATTTTGTTTGGTTTCTCTTGTTAATTTAATACTATTTAGAGGAACTGTTGTATTTAGAATATAGTCATTAATAGTAAAAGTACCATTATCCATATCTAGATATCCATTAAATACTCTAAACGGGTTTATATTAAAGTTAGCCCTATTATCAGCATTTAGAATTAGAGGCTTAAACCACTCACGTATACGCTTTAAAGCATCTACATATATAGCCACAAAGTCTCTATCGGCTTTAGTACCTCTTAAACCAAACATTCTACCGATTTCAATATACATACTATATTGATTTCTCGTCCTATTCACATTTCTTCTTATAAATTTAACAGAAGTTAATCTAGTATCATCATATAAGATGATATCAAAATCCATAAACTTATTTGAAAAATTCATTACTACTTTAAATCTAGTAATCATTTTAAATCAACCACCCTTCTATTCATATCAAAACAAAAGATTTCTGCTGTTTCTGATTCTATATCTATTATAGAATTATAAGTGAATGGAATTTGTATTCCTTCGTTATATACAGAATGCTCTGCAGATAATTCTTCTATATGATTATGAAGATTAGTAATTAATTTAATAATAAGATCTCTTTCAAATGGATAGAATAGTTTAGTTAGACGTCTTTTTATTAGAGCATTGTCTTTTCTGTTCTCTTTTACTAGATCCATAATATTAAAAGTATAAGAACTAGTATAATCAATTAAAATTTCTGGAGTATATACCATTTCTGAATTGGTATATACCCAATCAATAAATATCTTTGTCATTTGTATAATACCTCCTTATAGAAAGATTATTTATTTCTTTTCATAGAGATATTATACGTTTATAACCAATTTTACGAGGCTAAATTTCATTTTAAAATAAATATCCCGGAACGGCTTCGCCTCCCTAAATTATAACGGAAATCCTGCATGTCTTAATTCCCTGGATCTCCGCGTCGCTCATAAGCGAGCAACGCAGAGACATGATTAAGACAGCGTGCGAAGCGTGGGCGTAGCTAAGCGGTTGTCTTAATCATGGATCTACAGTACGCTTCCAGGATTTCCGTTACCTTCGACTGGAAGCAAGATTTACTAAATTGTATATTCAATATTAAATTATAATTAATTTCAAGACAATTAGATAGGAAGAAAGAACAAGATTATCCAATATTAAGAAGTAACTAAGGAGAATCCAGATGTCAATAGATAATAAAAGAAACGAAGTAATACAATATATAAAGAATAATGTAACAATGATATCATTCGAAGGTATGGATTGTTCATATAAAGAAACTAATTCAAATAGATTAGCAAATATAATAGATATATTAGGATACGAAGTAGAACTAGTTAGTTTTCCAAGGTATAAGAATCCTAGTGCATACTTTGTAGAACAATATCTATCTGGTAATATTAAAGTAGATGGTAATACTACAATGGATAGAGCAATATGTTCAGGGACTACAGTATGTCTATTTTATGTAATGGATATGATTAAGTGGTATAATGAATATATTGATAAATTAATGAAAGAAGAAAATCTAGAGGATAAGAAACGGATAGTTATCTTCGATAGATATGCTTATTCCAATATGTATTATCCAATACCAGATATGCTTAAAACTATAACTAAGTTTAATTTAAGTAAAGAAGAAGAAAAAGAAAGAATACTTAACTTACAATGTAAGATAGTAAATAAGGTAATAGATACAGCTAATATACCAAGAGTAGATTTAATCATTAAAATGGTTTCGGATAGAAATTTACTTTATGAGAAAGTAAAAGAAAAGAATAAAGATAAAAAAGGTGATTTATACGAGTCTAATATAAGTTACCTTATGGATTGCTTTGAAATATTCAAGAAACTTAAATTTACTAATATGACCTCTTCTAAACTTACAGAAATCGATATGTTTGAGATTGAAGTAAGTGGAAAAGATGAGGAAGAAGTGTTTGAAGAAGTTTTAAAAGGGGTGAAAGAGATTGTATAAAGATAAACCTTGTGTAGCCATGATATTTGATAGAAGTTACTTGGTATACGATGTTAGAAAACCAATGAATGATATCTCTGATGTCATGTGGCGATTTAAAGACAAAGCCCACTTTGTTTATGGTGGCATTCCACGTTTGTGTTATCATGTAGAAGAATATAAACGTAATTTGGGTCTTAAGGATGAAATGTTCCATAAGATAGAAATTCCTTATTGTGATAATAAGTTTTATTATAATAAGGAGAATGTAGCTCAAGGTTGGGTACAAGAAGTTATGTCTTATAATCCCGACCATATTTTGATTCTTAGAGATAATGGTCATACTAATGAAACCGATGCTTTGGTACAATATGCTATTGCACATAAAGTCCATGTGGTTGAAGTGGATAACCATAATCATAGAAGAGATTTGGTTGATCATAATGGATATATTACAAAAGGTTATTATGATCAAACTTTATTTGGTAAACGTTAATTAAATTGGAGGTATTACTCATGAAACCAGAAGTTAAACCATTTAGATATTGTGCTCGCTCTTTAGATGATGGAAAAATTTCCATTAGAGAAGCAGTTAGATTTGAAGCAAACCCAGAAACTAATTTACTTTACGCTGTTTATTATGATGATTGGAATAAGTTCATTCTTACAGAACCTATCTTTAAAGCAAATGATAATGATGAGTTATATAGATTAATATCCGTTATATCTCAATTCTATCATAATAACCCAGAAGGGTTACTTGACTTTGTAACTACAGAATTTAATATATAGGAGCAACGAATGTTTAATAAAGAAAAATTAAAGAACTTATTTAAGTCTAAATCCACTATCATTAAAGATGAATTCGATAAAATTGGTGAAACGTCGACATATGAACTAGATATTCTTGAAATTGGTGATAATGTAAAGAATGTATCTAGAGCTGCTCGTATTTCTCATGGTTTAGAAGCTCCTAAATCTTATCAAGCACAATGTGATTATATCGAACGTATTATGAAGATGGGTCATGATAGTATTTCTGGTCATTCTAATATACAATTTGCTATCACTATCCATAATATTTACGATGAAGCTTCTATTGGTTTAGTAAAGAACTTAGAAGCATTCAAATTCTTTAATATTGAAGTAATTCATAGACAATCTGAAGAAGGTACAGTTACAGTATTAGTATTTGGTGCTTCTATTCGTTCTCTTCGTTATTATATCAGAAGTATTTCTGAAGTCTCTAACCTTAACTTCCATGAAGAGAATATCTTTAACTTCATCAAAGGTGTAATCTATAAGACTACAGAAAAATGCTTCTATCCAGACTTAATTAAAGATGGATATTTAGATGAAGAAGACTTTGAATTTGTACCAATCTTCAATGAATATGATACAGACTTCGATAATCCTAAAGAAGAACCAGTTCCAGTAAATGAAAACGATATCATTAATGCTATCGATAAACAAAACTTCGATATCGAAGAAGAAAAAGAAATTGATGATGATAAAGTAAATTCTATCAATCCAGATGAATTAACTCAAGAAACTAGAGAAGAATTCACTGTTGGTAATGTAGATATTATTGATTATCCTACAGAAAACTATAAATCTTCTATTGATACTATCAATAATAAATTCCCATCTGAAATTAGAGATGAAAAATTATTGAATGATATTATTCATTCTTTAATTGCTACATCTACTATTACTATTAAGATTAATAAGATGAGCCGTGCTATTTCTCAACAAATTAATCGTCATAGAGCAGCTATTACTCAAGAATCTCAACGATACGTAAATGTATCTGATTGTGAATTCATCAATCCTTGTAAATTTGACCCTAATAAATATCCTAACCCAAATCCTGAAATTAATATCAAACTATTTGGTAATGAAGTTAAAACTAACGTAGAAGAGTTGGGTAAAGAATTGATTAAAATTTATGGTCAATTATTAGATCAAGGATTATTAAAGCAAGATGCTCGTGGTTTCTTACCATTCAATGCTGAATCTAGTGCTTATTATACTTTCACTATGTCTGATATGATTCATTTCTTATCAGTTCGACTCCATAAATCAGCCCAACCTGAAGTACGAACAATTGCAAGCTTCATTTACAGTTATTTGATTAAAGATGTATTCACTGATAAAACCATTATTGATATCATTGAGTACAGAATTGCTAATACTGAGGTGATTTAATGGCTCGAAACGCTAATTACATTGTCGAAGGCAACTATGATAAACCAGTAACTGAGATTAATATCAAAGAAGTTCCTGACTTTAACATATCTGACTTCGACTTTGAAGACGAAAAGGCTTTATATAAGTATATTCGTCGAGTAGAAACTGTTTGTCGTCAATCTTTTGAATATAAACAGTTTATCTATTTCTTGAAGAATTACGGTAATATGAATAAGTGCTCGTTTATGAAATTCTTAGATACTCAAGACATTCCTAAATTGAGAATCGAAATTCATCATGAACCTATTACTTTATTTGATATTGCTTTAACTATCTTTAGAAAAAGACAAATGAATGGTGAATCTTTGCATGAAGATATGATTGCAAAGGAAGTTATGTATCAACACTACAAGTTACATGTAGGTTTAATACCATTAACCACTACAGTACATGAAATGGTTCATAACCAATTCCTATTCATTCCAACCCAAGCGGTTATGGGTGCTTGGGATAAGTTTGTAGAAGAGTATAGACAGTATATGCCTATCGATACTCTTTCTAATCTTGATTCTATCATTCAACATTCAGAAAACTACGATCCTGAGAAGGAAATGGCTATTTTGAATGCTGGATTTGTAAGAATCAATGTAGAAGATGACGGATATCAAGCTTCTACAGAAGAACTCTTCAATTATCTTAAATCTGTTTATGATGATTTAGAAGAACGTAAGAATAAATAAGATATACCAAGAGGTTACCCAATATTGGGTAACCTCATATCTTTCGCAAAATTGTAATAGTCTGGAATATTGGTTGTATAATATAAAAGTGAATAAAGAATAATTTAATTTATTTTAGGAGGAATTTATCATGGCAGATTTATATTTATTTTTAGCAATTCATTTCACAATCCTAATGGCTGTTGGCGGTGCAGTTGGCTATTATTTCAGCAGAATGTGCATTGAAAACAAAATAGCTGAGGAAGAAATTAAGAGATGCCAGTACAGAACTGAGCATCTAAATGCTGAACGTTTATTGGAGATCATCAATAGATGATCTCCATCATCTCTTTTATTTTTTATAATTAAACGAATTTATGGGCGTATATTATATAAAAGAAGAAAGATATATCTTCAATATATTTTATAAGAAAGGAGGTCAAAATCAAATGTTGTTAGATTTTGACAATGCTGTAAATATTTTTACAGATTGTAGTACTTATCGTGGTGAGTCTGATAAGACTCTAGTAAGTTGTGGCTACTGTGTAGTAGTTGACAACGAAATTGTCGAGCATAATAATATCATTGTAGATGATAGTAACAATGCTCAAGGTGAATTGTTTGCGATCCTTATGGGCGTAATCGCAGCAAACAGATTTAAAGATAGAGGCTCTCGTATCAACCTCTTCAGTGATTCTAAGACATCTATTCGTTCTTTGACTCATAATGTATTCAATTGGTACGATAATTCTTTGAAATCCGATACTGGTGGCTTTGTTAATATCAGAGGCGATAGTATCAAGTATCAAGAATTATATTTAAATATCGTCGAAGAGATCGTATCTACAGGATTGAAGATTAACTTCTATCATGTACGTTCTCATAATCGATATCATCAAGAAAGTGTACATATGGCTCGCACTTACTTCAATAAAGTAAATAAGACCAATACTTCTGACGATATCGTTCGTGATATTATCTATTATAACAATTTTGTCGATAAGATGACTCGTCATCGTTTACATGATGTATGTCATGATGATTCCTTTGAACGAGAAAACTATCGTCAATTCCGTTATCCTGTTACTAGACAACCTAGCAGATTACAAATTGAATCTTATAGAAGTCTAGTATGTTAAAGAAGAAGGAGGGATTTGAATGTACTTGGATGGATTCAAGACATTTATGGATGAAGTCCCACGAACTCAACCTGTAGAATCTAAAGAAGAATTCGAATGGTTTACTGGGTTTGATGGAATAGAACCAGATCCAATAACAGATCCAATGCGGATGCCTGTCAACTTCACTGGAGAATTGCCTACGGTATTGTATTCCAAAGAAGATATGATAAATAATATGCATCCAAATGACCCATGTAGATGGGAACAAATCCGACAAAGTATGGAAAATCCATATTATGGTCAACAAAATGCAGAATATCTGCAACAAATGGCACAAATTAGAGCACAACGCTACTTCAGACCTTCAATGATACCAGTACCACCTAGAGTTATGGAACAACGAGTACAACAACAAACTCAGTATATCAATAACCGTGGTCCTGTAATGTATCCACAGTTTGAAGATCCATCTATGCGTGCAGCTCGCTGGGCTCAAAAGTTCAAAAACAAAGTTGAAAACAAAATCAACAGTCCAGAAGAATTGGCTAAACGTTATTACTATAAGCAACATGAAAAAGACCGTTACGATAAAGCAACTGGTATCAATATTGATGAAGCAATGCGTGAAGACAATTTTGAACATTTGAAGCAATTGAATATTGATGCTTATAATGAACGTAAGAACAATGCAAATGCTAAGAATGATAATGCCGAAGCATTTAAAGGTGTTTCTATGAATAAAGATGATCTTAAAGCTAATGGTTTTAAAGTAACCAGAGATAAAGCTAAGACACCTTCTATTCCAGTTAAGTATTTAACACCTATTGGTTCTACTTTAGAAATTCATGAAGATGGAACTACTTATGAATGGGATCCTGATGGTGGTCAAAGTGTTATGTCAACACCTCCAGCATTAGAATATCTAGCTAAATGTAAAATGATAGATAACCTAAACATGCAAATGGATGCTCATGCCCAAGCAGCAGCATTAAAAGGTTATCATATGAATGAAAGCTATAATCAAAATCCTATGCCTACTCCAATGAATCCAGATCCATTGGATAGAACTTATCAACAGTACTATGCAAATGGTCCTGTAATGCATGTAGACCCTACATCTATTATCGTAGGTTCTCCAACAGTTTCATTTACTACTCAAAATGGTGGTCAATTTACCACTAATATGCCTAGCGTTATCTATAATCCTAATGGTACAGTGAGTGCAGCACCACCATGGGTAAGACAATTCCAAGGTAATTATTATGGTTATCAACCTAGTCCGTGGATTGAAGAATATCGTGAGTTAACTGACGAAGAAATCCTCTCAGAAAACTATCCAGTTTTAATCTTAAATGATCACGATAGAGAATTAGCTAAAATCATTGATGCTCGTAAAGCAAAACGTGCAGCTATTAGAGCAGCTAAACCACAAAGTATCGAAGAAGCAAACTTATATTGCCGGAGAATGAAAATAGATCCCGATACTGGTTACGAAATCTATGAAAGCTTAACAATCTATCCACCAGAAGGCAAATCTCATACATGTACTCAAGAAGAACTTGATGCGTTGAATACAGCGTTAATCGAAAAAGAGCGAAAGAATCTTAAAGAACTTCGAGAAGACAGCATGAAAATGGCTGCAGGTATTGATGACAGTGCCGTATTAGCTGAAGAAATTAATCGTTACTCTACAGAATATGCTCTATTAGTAAGATGGGCAAGAACTAACTTAACTGAAGAAGTTTATCGTGAGTTCGCTAAACTTATATTACAACAACTTATTCTTCTTAGAGAAAACGATCCAGCAGCTGATTTGAAATCTGGTATCATGATCACAGGTACAACTATCGTTAGAACTCCATGTAGAGAATCCTCTGAATTGGATGTTGCTGTGATGGTTGCAGGTGAAGTCGAACATCTTGGAAGAATGAAAGAAGCAGCGAAAGAAGATAATAGTCTAGACGAAGATGAAAAAGCACGTGTAGTTAAACGATACAATAAAGCTATTAAAGAAATCTCTGCTATCTATGATGAATACAAAGATAAAGACGATCCTAAGGATAAATCTGACGAACGGATGAAGTATAATAAACTATTCAGGAATATGGTAGACGTATCTACTATACCTCATAGGTTATTAGCTTACAAGCAAGTATTTGAAGCACTTAATAGTAGCCTAACTCCTATTAAGCAGATGATGCTTGCATCATATATGTCATATGCTAAGCATGTAATGAGGATTAATGGTGAATTCGATTTAAATAACTTTGTTAATTGGTGGAATAAACCATTATTAGATCAAATTAATTCTGGTGCTAGAAGTACGTTTAAATCCAGAATGAATCCATATGGTAGAAAACCTGCGTTTGATTACTTTATGGAAAACTCCCATAAATTCGTTTCAGCTGAAAAGTATATCAGCGATGTACGTGCTCAATTGAAACGTAACTTCGATCAAATAGATCAAGGTGCTCTTATGAGTGCTAAGACATTTGATGAATACAATGACGCATTAGCTCGCATTATGCCAGCAGTGCGAATGTCCTATGATCCTTTCATAAATCCTGATGGTGCAAAACGCTTCAAGAAAAAGGATACTCGTGACATGCACAACTATGATAGAAGTAAATATGAATACTTAGGTATGCTAAGTGATTATTATCACGCTATCGGTGCAATCGATGTACCACACGATATCAAAGATAAAACGTGGTTCGATACTATTTATAATCAAAAAGAACGGGGGTTGATTTAATTGGAAGAACGTGTTCTGATTGATCATAACCTTAAAATTGATTTCGATAAGATGAATCAACTTCAAGATAGATCTAAGTATTTTACTAGACTTTTTGATGCGATGACTTATCAACCTTTATTATCATTGATAACGTATGAAGATATTATTGCCCTTCATATGTTATTCAATGATCCAGACTTTTGTGATAAACCAAGATCCCAACAATTAGAGTTAGCTGATTCCATTATGAAACCGAGAGGATTTTCTCGGATTCATAGTGGAACTAACCGTATTGTATATGGCTCCAGTGATCATCCAACCATTGTCTTAAAAGTAGCTACTGATGCTCAAGGCATCTCAGACAATGATGATGAAGTTTACAACCAAGACTTTCTTAAACCTTATGTACCAAAGGTTTATGAAGTCTCTGAATGCGGTACAGTTCAGTTGGTTGAAAGAGTTCAGCCTATAAAGAATAGGCAAGAATTTTGGGATAATAGACATCAGATTTTCCATATTCTTTATTCGTTTACACATATAAAGAAATATCTCGTTGAAGATTTGGGATCTGCTTTCTTTATGAACTGGGGATTACGCAAAGGATTTGGACCAGTTATTCTAGACTATCCATACGTATATAAATATATACCAAGTAGATCTAGATGTATTGCTGTTGACGAAGTAACAGGTAAGATGTGCAATGGTACGATTTGGTACGATGATGCCATGAATACCATTATATGTCATAAATGCGGTAAACGATATTCTGCAAAGGATATTGGTGCAAAGCTTAAGAAACGGCAAGTTTCCGACAAAGAAATTCTAGAAATGTTTAGTGCAAATTTAGAAAGCGACAATCTTTTTGACAATGTTATAATACATGGTTATTCGAACAAAGATGCTGCTCTTCGTATTAAACCAGATGAAGCAGAAACTATTAAGAAAACCGAAGTAGAACCTAAACTTAAGGCACCTGAAACTAAGGTTCCTAAGTTTAAAAAGTCATGTAAGATTGCCAAGGATTTCTAAGGGAGGTAATTATGTTTTATCCTAATAAGGGAATAAAATGGGGCAGAGTATTCCTATCATGTAATTGGAACGAACTGTCAAATGCTTTGTATAACAATATCAAAGTTGTTGTACTAGATGATGATACAGAAAAGTATCGTCGAATTGGTTGCAATATTATGAGTATGCTATTGCCTCCATATGAAGCAATAGATGCTGAATGCAATCAACAATTTGAATTAGCTGGTCAAATTTATCAAGACTATCTACTACGTTCTGAAAATGCTTTGGCTCCAATAGCCAATATCATTGCAGCTACTTATGTAGAAAAAGATATCTTAATCTTTGTCCCACCAGATGAAGCTAAGAGTCTAAGTTTTATAAATGTATTAGCTGAAACTCTTTATAGTGTATATGGTATTCCATGTGCAACGTTAAGTGATCCTACATCTAATCCATTCTATGATGATACTAACTTGTATACTCTATCCAACCGTGTTGAATTGATGTATGCTTGTAATATTATCTCTTTGGATACACTTTGTGATTGCCATCCATACACAGATTTAAATCCTATCATATTCCCACGATTGGTATATGATTTAGGATATCCGAATTTGGAAGGAATGCATCCTAACCAAATTCAAGCATATTTTAATACAATGGTATTCTCTAGAAAAGACCAACGTATTGAATTATTCAAACAAGACGTAAATGAAATGAAGAATATGATATTCCCATTTGTGGAATTAAGAGATTTCGTTCGTCAACAACCAGAAGACGCTGTTAAATAGGGGGACAAAGCAGTGAAGAACAACATTACAATCGTAGTATATAGCCAAGTTAAAGAAAATATTGAAAAGTTTGCTAAGTTGATGGATACTTGTTCTAAGAAACATCAAGAAGAATATAAAGATAATCTTTATGATATCTTATTCGAATCTAGTGAAGTCACTATTGGTGATTTGGTAGAAAAAGTAAACCAACCAATTTATCCTACTAACAATATTACCTTTGGCTATCATGAATACATAGAAGAAGATAAAGATCCTAGCTATGTAGTTATCACTGCTCACTGTCCTGATTCAACACCACATCTTGGTTTATTCGAACTATTCTGTATTGCTTATGGTTGTAAAGTAGTCTTTGAATTTATTTCAGAAGATGGAAACAAACGTATCAATACAGACAGAAATTACGAATATTTCACACCAGAAGAAATCAAATGTGATCTAAATGGTGATAAGTCTTTAAAGAATAAGTATCATTTAACTTATAAAGATTTTGATTCTATGATCACATTGATTTCTGGTCTGGTTAATATTGGCAGACATATTGGTGCTGAAAAGGCAAGAGGTTTCATAAACAACCTTAAAGAAAATGGGGTTGCTAGAGAAACAGATGAAGCTGGTAATTTGTATTGGGTCGAGTCCTTTACTCCACATTATGATGGTAGAGAGATTACTCTATCTACCATAGCAGATTAAAGAAAGAGGAAGAGAATGATTGTATTTGTTCCAACTAACCCGGATCCAAAAATCGTTTTAGGTGAAGATCCTAGGTTATTTCAAGCTCTTAAAGAAAGAGATAATACGTTCTTCTACAACATTCTCTCCCAGTATAGTATAGGGATAGCTTTAAATAAGTTTATCCCTGATACTGAAATGTGGTGGGAAGATGAAGAACAGTTTACATTCAACTATATGAACTTTCTACGATTCACACCTATCCCATTCTACTCTATTCTTACTATATTGATGCATCAATATATGAATGAAGATGTAGTTGTAGTTTGTGATATGAGTGATGATAGAAGACTACAAATAATCGAATGTATTATGGCTCATATCTATGAACGTTATGGATGTAGAACTTCTATAGTTTCTACATTGGAAGACTTGTTATATGCAGACCCTTCCGAAATAGAAAACTCAGCTAATTTTATCTATGATAAAGAATTCTATCTAAGTGAAGTCATTGACGTGGATGAATTACAAAAACAAATCATTAATATTGAAGAGATGAATGGTTATCAAATTTAGTATTAATGATTGGTGGTGTATATTCGTTGCGGAATGTGTTTTCTCGTAACAAATACTCTTTCACGTTACCGTATGAATTTAAAAAATTATTTGATTCTTATTGTGATATCGAAGGTATTGACCTTGACATTTTTATGGAAGAAATCTTCTTGGAATTTAATAGAATGAGACCTTATCGTTTTAGTAAAGAGAAAAGACGCTATCTTCCTAAAAGAGTTAAACTAATCTCTGAAGTTAATTGTACTTTAGAGAATCATGATATTATATTTGATTTCATAGCTAAGTGTAGAAAGAATGGATTCTCAGAAAAGAATGTACTTATTACACTAGCTATGAATAAAATATATAATACTAAACTTCGCAAAGAAGTCGTAAAAGTTTGTAATATCGTCTCTAGCCATCTAGCGTTTGAATCAAACAAATTAGATGAATCCAAATATATTAATCTACATATAGAACGAAAATATTATGACCTTTTATTAAAAAGATCTAAGAAATTTGAAATTCATAGACACGATCTTTTGAATGATATCATTATAGAAAATTTCATAGATGAGTTTTACAAAAATGGAAATATCCATATCCCTTGTTGGTATAAACATAGATTGGAGAAAGGTGAAGAGACTACCAAAGTCTGTTTAAAAATCTACAAACCTATCTACGAACTATGTAAAACGATCGGAATGGTTGCTAATAGAAGCACTTCTAACATAATTAGATTTATGATTACAAAAGGAGTATTCGATATTGGCAATGTACGAAAAGGATCTATTCTTAACGGATGATTCTATAATAATAAATAGAATTATAAGAGAATATGATATGAGCAAAGCCAATATCAATATTCTCTTATATAAAGGATTGATTACTCAAGATCAATTCAATAAATACTATAACATGCCTAAAGGACTTAGGGAAAGAACTATTGGCACTCTTCAACGAGACTATCCTAAAATAAACCAGGGATTAAAAGATGGTTTTGTTGAAGCAAGAAAAATGTTATTCGAATCGAATAACCTAAATGAATCTAATGTAGTTGCAGTAAAGAAAGATGCTGTATTTACCTTAGATAAATATTTAGAATACAATCAATTTAAAAATTTAGTATTTCTCAACAAGAATACTTATAGCTCATTTATCCAAGCTTATAAACTAGAACTCTATTATAGTAAATTCACTGATAGTATAGATGTAAAAGGTATAGGGGAGTTGTCCATCGTAAAGCATCAAAACTTTATGGTAGATTTCCTATGCTATCTCTTCAATATTTTAGAAACTACTTCTTTGAATAATACTATAATAATTTTAAAAGAGTTTCTAGAAAGCTACCGAAATGGTGAACTTGAGCTAGGGTATTATCGAGAATTCAATAATAGATCAGAGTTCTGTACCAGATACAAGATAGGTGGTCAAAACATGTATATTCAAGATATTGGCATACAAGATTCAGAAGTTTCTTCGTCTTATGTATTAAATAAATTGGATATTTCATACAACTATCTTTTATTATCAGAAATACTAAGAATATTATTGTCACGGTATTTATAAGGAGCTATTATGATTAAACGAAATATTGATATAGATGGGACTGTTAAAGAAGTTCCATCTATTCTGAAACCAATATATAAACTATTTGGAATTGGTACTCTAAGTGCTAAATTCTATGTAGATATTTGGAATCCAGAAACTAATGAGACATGTGTTGATATTTATATCAAATTCAATAAAAAGAGAGTTGAAGATATTACAGAAATGGAATCTGAAATTCTTTCTATTGTACAAGATGCTTGTCTTATTCATAATATCCCTGAAGCAGATCTAATAGCTCCTAAACTTACTTATGCTATAGCACATCCTATGGCTTTAGCTATGGTGGATGATGCTTTCTTGGAATCAGACATGTTCATCGAAAAGTATTATACCTATACTGTCGATGAAGATGGATTATATTTTAAAAGAAGATAATATGTAGGAGTACCCAATATTGGGTACTC